TGTGAGTTTGCAAGGGTCTCGGAATCCGAGCGCATCGGGTTCCACCCGCCATCGTCACCCATCTGCCCCCATTGCATACGCTCGTCCTCACCACCCACTTGGCGTGAGGTAAATCCCTGTCCGGCCATAAGCTGCTCAAGGGTTCTCGTCGGGTCTCCAGAGGTTCCCCAGAGATTTTCTAATGATGCCATAGAATAATTCCCTCGTTATTTATATTAAAATTCATAGTTTATAATTTATTAACTCTGTAAAGAACACTTCCATCCAAAATAAGACTTGATCCTGTTGCAACCTCTGCGTTTCCAACAGAGTTTATGGGTTGTCCTGAACCACTCATCATAAGTAATATATATTCAAACCCCGATGAAATATAGGATGCAAGTTGTGTATATCCTGCGGGCAATACAATTCCGCTCCACACTATTACTCCCGGATACCCAAAAGTCTGCCCTGTATGGGGAATGAACGGAATTGGTCCAATCTGCAATGCTCCAGAAGAAGTCGTATAATTAAACGCACTAGTAACAATATTAAATCCAAGAATAGCCATTCCACCATCAAGACTATACCATCCTCCACGGGAAGCGTAACTAACCAATAAATCTCCGGGAAGAGCAAAGCTTAATCCTGGTTCCCATAAGCCATATTGACCTTGATTATATGTGGATTTAGAATCTCTTTTAAGTGGGGTTTGAACAAGAGGAAATTCGCTACTCATATACTATTTAATATGTAATGTAAACTTTATGAGTCTCAATGGAAAATTATCTGTGTAAGTAAATTTCCAGGCTCGACGTATAAACGACCCAAGTCGCTCTAGATGTTTCCAGACCAAAGACATATCTATATTCCGGGGAGTGCTGAAATTGGCGTAGTCATCATCACTGTAAGATGCTGTCAGATTCCCAGTAGTAGTATCTCCTTCTATCTCAAGTGTAGAGCATTTCTTAGAATCCGGCCGCTCACACATATAATTGTCTGTTTGAAGTGTCACTACAAAGTTAGATCCACTATCTTGGTAGGTATTAGGATCGAACATATATACTCGTCCATTAGTAGCATCCTGAAGAAAGATAATACCATCTTTCTCGGTAGCAGAGATACAGTTGAACTTATTCCCAAGAGCACTTTGCCATTCTACCCAAAAGTTCTCGGTAAGATCATATACTAATGTCCGGTTTCCTTCTGAAAGATTTAGAATGTATAGCATATGTCCCGACACCCGAAACATGGTAGCCGTGCAGGAAGAGATACTTGATACTTCAGCCTTAAGTATACGTTCTATTTGCTCAGTAGATACTTTCTTGCAGGAAGTAAGATTCTCTATCATCCATACGGAGTATCCCTGAGCTTTCTCTTTTCCTACAAAACAGAGAGAATCTCCACAGGTCGCAACGCTATTCTTACTGGTAAGTCCAATATGAAGAGCGTTCTGATCTATGCGTAATAGAGGAGATCCGACAGTATTTGCATTATCAAAGAAGAACTCTATTCCGTATTTTCCAAGAGCAATTATCTGATCCTTCTGTCTAATAATACATTCTAGATCATCCCCAAACATCTCGGCCGCAAGAAAATCTAAAGAGGAATATGACGCAAATGTATCTTCGGTGCTATTCCAGATTTCTCCATTGGCTTTCCCAAATAACAAGTAGCTATCAAACCAGATAACAGGACCAAGATTAGGAGTTGGAAATTGAGCATCATCTGTAGTATCTGTAACATTAATCGTATCGCTTGTATTGATATCATAGAGTTTCACACCATCACTTACAAACAAACGATATCCTGCTCCAAAGGTTTGTGGAGACTCATCGAACCACACCTTACCAGAACTCCCAGTGAGAGTTACTCCAAGGTCTGTGGTGTCACTCCATATCTTATTATTAAAGACACTATATATCTTTCCAGTTCCTGGCCAATGATATACCCCACGGCCTGTAGCACTACCTCCCGAAGGTTGGGAATAATTAAGTAATCCTGGACGTTTAATTACATAAGCTCTAGATGTTCCAGCCGCAGGATTCTCTACCTTCTCGAAGATAACATTAATATATCGTTGATCCTTGAGACCAGATGCGCGATTAAGGATCATTCCCCCAAAGGGGAATTCCTTTATTTCGACATCTGCATCCTTGGCAACGACTCGTAGTTTAGACATTTGGTGAGATTCTAAGTGAACCTTCTTCCATTACAAAGTCAAGAGCAGCCTTCTTAAGTATTGCTGCTTCTTGAAGGAACATAGTTCTTTCCTTAAGTTGAACTCCATACTGAGGAGATATTGCCCATGAGAGTTGCCATAGAAGAGGTAAGTAAAACTCCTGTGGAAAATCTGGATTATCCCCAGCGGCATCAAAATCCTCAAATGGACGATGAAACCAAATCTTGATTATATTTCCTCCATCCTGGAATCTAGGCCAAATGCTCACAATACCATTAATAAGTTGTGGATCATACCAGAGTTTCAGCGCTTGCGATGATTCAGAGGTCGTATCTGAAGTGAAGAAGAAGTCATTATGAGTAGTTACTTGAACCTCAACCTCAGTATTTGGAGGATTACCCATATTCATACTTATAGCTTCTAGAATCTTCAGAGGTCTCTGTATCTTTGCAGCATAGGCATACACATGATTCCCAACAGAGGCAGTAGAAGCAAGTCCCGAGGTAAGAGTAATCACCGTGGCAGTAGGAACACCATTCACTGTAGTCCAGTGCATAGTGCCATCATCCAATTCCACACCAATGGAATTGGTATTAGAAATTCCAGTAGTATCAGCAATATCAATAGTAACGCCAGCACTAGACGCAGTAAGAGTAGCATGAACATAGGAAAGTGTCGCATGTCCGCCTGAAGGCCCGAGCAGGACTTGATTCGTGTCGCTTACCGGAAGGATATACCCCTCTTTTAAGGCCCATAAAGGCATCCCATCTGAATGCCATGCCTTGGCAATCATATTGAGTATCATTGAGCAATCTGTCAATTGATTAGATGACGGAGATTCTCCATCACCAATACCCCCAACATTCAGCAGGGCGTATTTGACAAGATTATCTCGTGTTACTGTGAAATCCACTGAGTTGCTGGTCGCCACAAATTACCCCTTGGGATATGATTTCCGTGCCTTCATTGCTCCAGTTCGAGTTCTTGCATAGGAGCTATTTCGATTTTTCCCCACTACATTCAGATTGCCTCGGGAATTCCCACCGCCCTTTGAGAGAGGATTAACATGGTTAACATCCTTACCATCTCCCTTGTGGACCCTGCCTTCCTTCATAAGCTGTCTTCGAGCAGCATTACGCATAGCTCGAAGCTTCCGGCGTTCGCGATCCTCGTTCTGATACTCTTCCTGGTAGTTTCTTTTATAGTTCGGTGAACTTGGCATAATTATTGTTTACGTTCCGTTTCCTGTTGTTTTTCTTTCTGATTCGCTCTTTCCTCAACCATACCAGCGGCGCGGCCCTCAGACTTTCCTTCTTGGAGTGCAGCGGCGACGAGTTGATCCTTCATGCTGTTTGTTGCATGTCTGACCTCTTCTACCTTACTTCCATTTCGTATAGACACAATTAGTGCCGCTACTGCTGCGATAGTAGCTGGGAGAGTAGCAATAAAGGTGGTGATAATCTCAGTAAAGTTAAATTCCATTGCCTACTTTCTCCTTGAAAATACTAGGTGTTTTAACTGGCTTCGGCGACGATGGCGCCATTGGCTTTTCAGCGCTCTCTTTTAACGGCGCGCCTGTGGCGCGTGGATGATGGCGCAGACCTTGACCACCTTCTCCCACTCATCGTCGGGGATCGCGGGCCACGGAGCGCCGGGCACTCCGCCACCAGGAGCTGAGATGTGCGCTTCGTTTATAGAACGCAGCGCGGCCAGATTATCCTCGGGCCCGATGGCGATGCTGTGGAAATGCTCGTGGATGACGTTGCCACCGTCAACGAGCATTAGAGACAGCCGCGCCCGAACATGCCTCGAACGATCGGTGCCTATGCAGACTTCTATTTTCTTCTCAATCATTTGGTTATCCTTTAAGTTATGTAAGCACCGCTGAAACTGAGCTTTGATCCATTAGCCAGAACGTTACGAACAGCGTCACTAGTTGAGGCGGCTATTCTTGTCATGAAAGTCATGCCCGTGCTGGCCGCATTTACCCGCCCATCGAGCGACACCACAGCGGTCGCGATACTCTGTGAGTCCGCTATAGTCATGGGGTAATTAGCAAACGCGCCACTGGAGGCAAAAGGAAATCCAGCTAATTGCTGCGGATCGCCGGTGCCAATAAGTAAAATTTCAAGAAAGCCGGTGACAATTACAACCCTTCCGATCTTGGTATAGGTGCCGATTTGAAAGCTATAAGTGGCCGTCCCGCTAGAAGCCGGCGACCATGTTCCTTCTTCGTAGTCGTCGAGCGTGTTCGCGTTTGCTGAGGCATTCTGCGCGGCAGGAAACTTTATCTGCCCGGCTGCTGCGTTACTTAGGTCAAGAAGGTTGCGAGTTGAAACTATCCCCGCATCCGAGATCAACAGGTTGTCCGCGCTGTCGGCATTGTTCCGATGCGAGAGCGATGTCGCGCCGGGGATGATCTTTCCAACAGCCGTAGATATGCTCAGTTTCGTTGTGGTTAGCGCCCCCGTTCCGGAACTTATCGTTACAAATGCCGCACTTTCTGGTTCTATAAAATCTACTTTTAGTGTGCTTGCCATTATTTATATAATTGCCCATTCACAATGAACTACTACGATGGTATCATTTGTAATAGATACAGGACCAATAGTTCTTGCCTTGTATATATGATACGTTCCACCATCTATTCCTGCGATTACCCCTGCTGGAAGATTAATCTCTTCAATCAGAGCGCAGTCTATACTCTCATCAATATAATGATCTGCTGGTTCTGGTCTTGCCCAAGGGATAGGTTTTTCAGTTCTTGGAACTCTCGCATACTGTTGTGGATTAGGAGTTTCCCAATCATCCTTACAGACCATGAATCCATCCCACCGCTTTTTAAGTTGGGAAGACTTAAACTTAAATCCGCAGACATCGCAGATTACATTCCATTCCCCTTGAACATAATTATAATTTTGTGTCACTATTATCTCATTGACATAGAGCCACGAAGTTGTGTTGGTTCTTCCGCCGGAGCATCCGCCGCATCCGGCTTGAACACGTAGACGTTGCAGTTCGCATCCGTCGCGTGGAACTTTGACAGAACAATTACTCCGTAGGTCTCACACTGTCCGCCGATCACATACCACGTTGCTTCAGACCGATTGTTGACTGGATCAAATCGGTTGGTTCCTATCGCGTCAATCGTTGACCAGGAATTCCCAACAATGTCGTATCTATACATCGCCCCATTGGCGTGCCACGCATACACATAGGGGCTAGTCGGAGAACCCACGATAACGATCATGCTGTCGTCGGACAGGACGAAATCTACCGGGGCATCGGCGCAGGCGGTGACAGTTGAATCGGCTGGGTTGTATTTATAGACCTTCCGTGGATAAGTCCCTCCACCTCCGAAGAAGCCCAAGTTTGAGTACGCACAGTACGCATCCCACGTTGCGTATGTGCCAACATCGTAGACCCCGGCCCCGATCTGGCTCCACGTATCCGTGGATTCATTAAACCGATAAAGCTCCGACCTTCCATCCCCGCCATCCCCGTAGGGGAGGACTTGCATCAAACCGTGATTGGGTATGAAAAATATGCTTCCGTACCCGCCGTTTGTTGCTGTGTAATCGTCGAATGAATTGGTTGGAAGAGTGTCCCACGTAAGATTGTCAATGTGGAAACGCCGCACCGCGTTCTTGGACTGAAAATACTGGATCGTGTAGTAATATCGGTCAGTCGCGCTTATCGCTTGGTGCGCGTTCCCGTGTGAGGTTTCGACAATGCCCCAGTTCGGAGTATCAGGAACTCTAAACACTTCCCACGTATTCGTCGCGTCGTCATAGTAAACACCTTTGACGTGATCCGACCCGTTTGTTAGATGGTCCGAACCTGAGACATAAAATCTGCGCGTAATCGAGTCCCAGACCTGTTTGTTGCAATAGCCAAATATCCCACCAGAAGCACCACCCCCTACGTCGTCGCTGGAACAAACCGTTTCAATATCTGTTGTATCCAGCGTCCCCCACTGTCCAGGGGACAAGCCCGCGGCCACCGTGGCTAGCGCGCTCGATTCTTCTGTTACTTCGGCAATGTCCTGACTGGATACGATTACGTCCGAAATCCACAGGATCATGTCAGCATGAGACTGTGAATCTACTTTGTTGGTGATGTAGGGGCCAAACCAGAGTTTGCCGTATTCCCACGGAAATCCCTCCGGCCACGCCTGCAATTCAACATATCCGCTAGTAGTGGTCTGCCAATCCACAACGAGTTGACGCGATTCACCCGGTCGCTGGATGTAAAGCTGAAACTCACTGTTTGAAAAACAGGGATTCCCGTAGGTCGTGTCGTCGTAATCCCCGGTCGTCACATGCAGCGTGTAAGTGTCCCACTGATCCGCGATCCACATCAGGCACCCGTCGCGGCTGCCGTTGTACCGACAGAACGGAGAGGGAATCGCGTTTTCAAGACCGAATTCACCGCCGCCCAAAACCTCGAACAACTGCGCGTTGCTCATGTCGTCCGGGTGGTAGCGGTAGACAATCGGAAACCGGGTCGCAGCCGTGTGCTGATAAGTTTGCACCACAATCTTCATGTGGTCGCTGCTAATGGCTACGTCTGGATTGGCCGCGCCCGGATTAGCATCCGTGCCGTTCTGATGCCCTAGAATCAGCGTTTTTATTCCGGTGGAACCGCCGGGGTCGGTTAAGTCCACAGTGCACATCGCACTGTTTTTTCTCTCCCGCCACTGCACCCAGAACTCCGAGTTGGCACCGAAGCGGGTCAGCAGGTCAGTAGAAAAGTTCCCCCACCACTCTCCACCAGCATTAGCCCCGCTCAACCCCGGAACGGTAAACTTTAACGATCCGCCTCCGGGATGAGCCGGTGTTGTGAGGTCAATCTCCGGGTCATTACTCCCGCCCGCCACGAAGCCGACGTTATCCGTAAGGTCGGTATCTCCGAGCTGGGCAGAGGTATTGAAGTCCCAGGAACGGACTACACCCGCAGCGCCGATTCTTGATGCCCAAGTAGCCATTATGAGGACTCAATATTGCAGGCAGTATGTATATAGGCACTAAAATTTGAGATGGCAGACCACGACATAGTAACTGATGCTGCTCCCGGCTCGGTGCTACCACGAGATTCTAGAGAGTTCCCAGCAGTTGTGTATCTCAAGGTCTGACCTGCACCAATAGTCGGTGCTGACTCAACCATAAGGGCATCGAATACTAAGTCGTTCGTCGTGCTGGAGATCGTAAGTGTTGGCTGCGCTCCCGGATTCACGACTGTGCCAAAGGATTGGAAATCGGTCAATGGAGTTGTTTGATGGGTTCCGGTAAGCCAATTCGCTCCCGCCATTAAACTCCCCATCGAAGTAGCACCAGCCATGGTTATGACAAGACTCGCCGTTGTTACAGACGGTGCTATGAGATACCAAATATCGCTATGCAGGATTCCTTGAATGCCCCCACCCAACCGCGTTAAACTCTCGCTGGTATTGAAAACCACCGTCCCTACAGTTGCCGTAGCATCGGACCAATGTATCCCGACGAGCAGAAGTCTATCAGAGCCGGAAGGTGCTACACTCGTTACCGTCAATGCCGGAGTGAAGTTGATCGTTCCAACTACTGAGGAAACAAAAGCAACAGGACCGCCGCCGCCAGCAGCCTTTGACAACTTGCCTCCTACACCCGTTAAAGTAAGGCTCATTAGAAATAGGTGCCAGCGAGGGTCATCGCATTTGCTCCCGGTGCTCCTGTGTCATTGTCCGCTAAAGCGGTTGTCGTTGCGACAGTAATAGCCGTATCAAAATTAACCCCAAGGGGCCATGAAAGCACGACTCCAGCACCATCTGTGTCATTATTCCCCGGAACTGGGATGGTCATAACTGGAGTTGTAGTTCCAACAGTTACGTTTGCCGCAGTAGCATTATACAGTTTAACATACAGAATAGCATTAGTGGAATTAAAACAATACAACGTATATAATGTCCCCGCCGTTGCTTTAATTTCATCTTCGGTTTCGTCATTATCTAGCACTTTAAGAATTAAGCACCCACCAGCAGTATGTGGTTGGGAATTGACAATAACCTTACGGGTGAGAGTCATTCTAGCAGCGCCCGCGTCACCCTCATCAACTGAGTCTGTGGAGGCTTCGTCTGCTTGAAAACCAGCCATTGTCACTGACGATGTTCCTGGGGTAAATGCCGCATCATCAACAAGCACCGGATTATCTATAACCTGCAAAGCAGTAAGAGCAGCACCATCAACTTGTGTTGCAAAGGTGCCTGCGTTAGTTACAGCATGAGCATTGACTGTAACTGTGGGCATAGTAACAATATCGACATTTCCGATATTATTATCCCCTGCTGCAATAGTTAATATATCCACATCACCAATATTATTAGTTCCAGCAGGTAGTGCAGCATCTATTGTAGAAGTAGTAAAAAGTCTACCATTAGCATTTAAAACAAGAGCGGCATAATCGCCATCAACTCCAAGACCAGTAGTTGAAGTATCATGACGAACTGCTAGAGCTAGAGTTCCAAGATCAGCAGTTGTATGAGCAGAATCCTCAGCAAATTGTGTGCCACCACCTGCTCCCGTAACATGCAATGCTCCCGTAGAACTTACTCGTAACGGAACTGCATCGCCCTCAGCGGCAGCAAGTGCTGCCAGAGCATCATCACGAATCGCTCCGATCATTACAACCGAATCTGTAGTTAAGGTAAAGGCTTGATCGTCAAGTTTATCAGCAGCGCCAGCGATAGGAGCCACCCAGAGAGCACCAGTCGAATTAACCCTTAGACCAATGGCATCTCCTTCTACTGGAGTTAGAGTTGAAAGAGCATCGTCTCGAATCGCAATAGCAAGCGAGCCAGTAGGAGTTGCGCCTAATGCAGTATCTACCGCATACTCAGTTCCGCCCCCGCCCCCAGTCACATGCAAAGCGCCTGTCGAGTTAACACGCAACGCAACGTAATCTCCGTCAACTGGAGTTAGTGCAGTTAGAGAATCATCTCTAATGGCAAGAGTAACAATCCCTGTGTCGGTAGCGCCTCCGACAGAGTCAATTGCTTTCCCAAGATTTGTTGCGGCTGTGCCTGGAACAATAGCAGAAACTGCACTGGAAGTTAGAAGTTTCCCAGCACTATCTATCTGTAAAGCACCTTCTTGACCATCAGTAAATGTAGGAGGAGTAGCTTTATATCTAGTGCCGACAACAAAGGAAGTTGTAGCTAGAGCAGAACCAGCATTAATATTAGTTGCACTGGAAATAAGACGACTAGTAGAAGCATCAATGCTGTCTAACACAGCATTATCTGTAGCACCTAAATTAGATGTAACAGTTCCATCTACAGTAAGAGCCCCACCATTATCATCAATAGAAAGAACTCCAGAAGAATCTGAAGCAATAGTTACACGTAAAACTCCTGCCTCTACTCCCCCACCAATCGGTGCATCTGCCCCAACACCGTCCGCGCCCAACGATAATTTTACACGTTGATGTAAAATACCTGCTATATCATCAGCAGCAATTATAGTGCCTGCTCCTGCTGTTACTGCAATATTGTCTGCCATATTATATAGTCCTTGTAAGTGCTAACAACAATCCTATCGGGGTTGCCCCAGCCGGAGGAATTGGCTCTCCCGGGACTCCAGTTCCTGCTTTACCACCAATACTTCCACGTCCAAAGATACCAGAATTTAACATCCCCGACCCTGTTAAAAATCCTCTAGGAAGTCCGAAACTTAATGATCCTTTTTTTCGTAATAGAGTCATATCTAATCTTTAAGTCGTAAAGAAATGGTAATATCATAAGTATTACCTACCGCAAGACCACTGGTTGTTAGAAGAATATCTCCTGTGCCTCCAACAGTGGCTGGATCAACAAATCCACCAGCACCTATAAAATTAAAGTATCCTGAACCCGCAGCTAATACAGCGATCTCATCATCAACATCATGATCCCAATGGAGACGAACACTAGCAAATCCCTGAATAGACCATTGTATTTCCTCAATCACTGTTCGGATTGGGGGAGTTCCATCTGGACCAATTAATGTGGAAATATCTAACTTAGTGACGGCAGCTTCTCCAGTGCCGTCACTAATATTAGTTAAATGGAGAACGTGCTTACGAGTGCCACTAGCTATGGATTTAACATCAACTGTATCTGCCATTGGAGATTACCTCTCAATAGCGTATCTAAAATAATCAACAAATACGCCATTACCACCCGCGCCGTTACCATTAATATGCCCAATAAAGGGTGATAAAGCAACACCAGTAGGCACAGTCGCAGCCGCACCAGACCAGAGAAGAGACGCTTGTCCATCTACGAAACCACGAAGATTTACACCATTATATTCAATACCAAGGACATGCCAGGTATCTACCACCAGAGAACGGGAACCTACTTGCGCGGTTGTTCCGCTATTTCCAGCATCCGTTAGCATTGTAGTTACAGCAGATCCATCCAGAATGCCGAAGGCAATCAGATTCGCTGCTACAGTCGTCCATAAATCTTCAGGATTCACAACCGCAGTCAGATCTGTAAGACCAAACTGAATCGCATTATCTGTAACATCATTCGTTCGAACACGAACTTCCATGAAGAACTTCTTACCAGCAGTCAATTGAACTGCTTTGGGAAGGTAAATTGCAGCTCCCTCTGATGCCGTGGCATCTGCAAAAGTAATAACACCTGTAGCACCAATAGCAGCGGTAGTGTTCGCCGCCACTGTGCCACCAGCATCAACAATCGCCGCTGCCCAACCGACAGGGACGTTAGTGGTAACTAGCTGAGTAAAGTCATCAAAGACTACTAACCATTCAGCAGACGAGATCAGTCCTTTTCCAGAACGATACCGATACTGACTAAAACTACCCCCTATTTCAAGGGACTCACTTAATCCTGTTCCAGCCATAAATTTAAATCCTCCAACAATTTAAAAGAAAGAGAGAAGGAGACCTTTTGAGTCTCCTCCCTCCAGAAACTCTCCTTGCGCGGATTACGCGCCTGGCGAGCCAAACAACGCTTTCACGTTAGTAATCCCGAAAGAACAACGGAACGTAGCCTTGAACTTTGCGTTCTCGGTATCGAAATCGTTATCCATGTCGAAACTATCCGACCGGCGATTAAAGTATTTCAGACCATCACTCACATCTGTCTTGATGAACCAAGCATCGGAGTCAGTGAGGTAGTGGTTAACAATCATCGGCAGTTTCTTGTAGACAACGCTGATAGTGTTGTTAGCCGTTCCAACCTCATACTGAGTTTCCAGAAGTTTTTGGGCATCTGGCCACAGATCAACCGGAACGATCAGTTTCAAGGGCCGGACGTTGATCTTGAGTCCACGATCATCCGTGAACTTCATAATATCAATCATCGCTTGCTCCAGAGAAAGTTCACTCAGGTCGGCTGCGACTGCGAGTTCGTTCGCATATGTCCCGCCAGAAACGTTGGGATGATCCGTGGCAAGAATTTCCTTACCATCAGCAAATGCATAGGTCGAGTTAAACGCTCGATTAAGCACGTTAGTCCCAAGAATTTCCTTCGCTTGACGCATCGAGAAAGCAAGCCCACGAGCCTTCTTTTCCCCGACAACATCATACAGGTCATCTTCAAACAGTTCGCGGGTTATGATAAATCCAAGCGCCCACACCGAATGGGTGTAACGCTGTAAGAATCCCTGCCGCTCAGTATCATACGTGATAGCGTCCCCTTCTCCCTTAAGAACCGGAAGTCCAAGTCCAACCACGCCCAATTCCTCTTCCCAGTTTTGCTTGGAAGTGAATTGGTCAAAGATCTCAGTCCACTCGGTTTTATGCTCTTTATAGTTCTTACCATAAATAGCATTTAATCCCGGCCAGAGAAGCTTCGCAAAATTGCCAGTTGCTGTAGCCATATAAGATTAAACTCCCGTAGTAGACTTATGCTCATGCTCGTTAATATAGACATGCCATTTGGCATCGGTGCCAACTTCATTGTCTGGTTTAGGAGCAAGTCGCAAGAGTCGAAACTGAGCCGTAGCTGTTCCAGAAGCATCACTGGAATCAAGCTCCGCAGCGGAAATACCCGTAGTGCCATTACCCGCAGTATACGCTAGGTCGAAATTATTTCCAACCTGAGTAACTGCGATATTATTCGCTACTGAATCTTCCTGAACTTCAAACACAACATCCGGTGCATCCACTACCAAGCCAATACGATCTGTCGCCGTGGCTTGTTTATGGATAATCATGGAGTCACTCTGTAGGGGGAGAAATGCTGTAACAACACCCAGCAAGTTTCCACCAGCAGCCGCGACAGTGGCAGTGGGCATACCTTCACAGTTTATCCCATTGACAAACAACCCCGCCGCTCCAGCAGAACCTGCTGAAATGACTGGATCGCCAACATAGCACGCATTTGCATCATCAAACAAATACATGCGCATTGTTCCACTAAAGGGACTCCCGTCAAGGTGTCCAACCGGAAAAAATCCAAATGGTCTATTTACATTAGCCATATAAGTTTAAATCCTCGTTAGTATTAAGCTGAAGAATGATAAAAGACCACTTGCATTTAAGCCTCATTACTTCCGTTCAGTAATTTTAACTTCGCCGTAGTATCCATCTTCCTTCGGTTTTCGACGCATAGTCGCCTCAGTGGCATCTATGTCATCCTGTTTTCTCTTTTGATCTTCCTTATAGAATTCTTCGGGCTGCCTCATCAGGTAGCCGTGTTCACCATGTCCGAGACTAATCTTCACCGGAGACCCTTCCGGGGCCGGCGTAGCAACTCGTTTATCACCAACTTCGGTAGAATGGGTAACAATTTCATAACCACCATCTAAGAAACGATCAATACGTCCGGGTTTGTCCTTCACTACACGGTATTCAAACCCCGGCGAGCGATTCTTGAAAGTCAAGACATCGCGTTTCCCACTTACTGGGATTCTTTCTGGCCTTTGTGCCCGTTTAGCGCTATCGCTTAACGTTCTTTCCACTTCTGCATGTGCTTGTGCCATTTTTATATTAGCTCCTCTTGTCGAACTTTCTAAGTTCTTCCGCATACTGTTTGCGCGTCATCACTCCAGAGGCTTCGAATCTTTTCGCTACCTCCAATTCCTCAGAACTTAACTTATAATCGTCCTTACCTGAAGAGGAAGAACGACCTTCTGAAGTGCTACTATCTACTGGACTAGGCTTCCTTTTAGGCTCTTCCACGCCATTCCCATTTCCGAGAGTTTCGGGAAAAGCCCTTTTGGCTTGCTTAGACACATATACAAATACATCATTGGGAGACGATTGCGGGTTACGTCTAAGGTAGGCTGCTCCAACATCGTCTGCAAAATCATGCATTTCTTTATTGGTATGATACCATCCATTGTCCTTTACCCAGGAAACGAATTCCTCAGTAGGCCCAACATTGGCTTTAACCTCTTCCTTAACTTGGCGGTCGAAGTCCTGCTTCTCCGCCTTGACTTCATCCATTCGCTCTTCAATATGTTCAACGGCCTTAATATCCCGGTCGTCCATAGCGGCACGCCGCTGGCCCTTAAGATCATCTATCGCGCGTTGATACTCGGTTTCCCGAACTTTCTTATGATGGTCCGCTAGAGTAGTCAGGGTCTTTCTAACTTCCTGTAACTCTCGGCGAGTCTGATAGGCATCTGATTTGAGACTGTCAATCTTCTCAAACAGGGGTTTCCGGCGGATAAACTCATCTGCTGGAATCCATGCCTTTTCAGCCGCATCCTTATATTCATTCTGAGGACGCCATCCTTCTTTATATGCTTGTTGTTCTACTTCCGTAAGCGCCGGAGCTTCCTTTACTTCGGGAGTAACAACCGCTTCAACTTTTGCTTCTTCTTTTCCTGCGACAACTTCTTCCATGATTCTTAATTCTCCACTAGTTTAGCTACTATATCTGTATCAAGTAGAATGAGAACCTTCTCGTCTGTTTGAGGATCAACGATCCATTTGCCTGCATATTTTGCAAACCAAATCTTATCGCCTACCTTGGCCCAAGGAAATCCGCCGAGTCCCTCCGCCATCCAAGCTGTTTCTCCTACACCTACTACAATTCCATACTCACTTCCACGCTTCTCTGCGTCTCTGACGGATTCTGGAATCATAATACCGCCCTTTGATTTTACATCTGGTTCTACAACCTTTACTAAAACATGATGTCCAAGTGCTTTAACTGTCATGGTCTATATCCGGTAAAAAATCCTTATTAAGAATAAAGTTAATTCCTGCAATTTCTCCTACGGCTCTTGCTGCAAGTTGTGCAGTCAATCCTGGAGTCTCTGAAAGAATTGTTCCATCGGCCATATCATTTCTTACTTCGTTTCTACGGCCTTCTAACTCTACAAATACCCAGCGTGTAACTGGGAGTCTTTGCCACTCCTTAAACTCCTCACTTGTTGGCTTGTCCATTCTTTGGCTTTGCTTTCTCCTTTTCCTTTATCTGTTGTTGCTGTAACTTGCCTTTCTCTTTTTGCTGCTCCATGCCCATAAAGTGCTTCTCTTCCTGCATGTCCATTTGCTGATCGTGTTTCTGTTTCTCCCCCTGCATTTGCATATGCATCTTCTGTTGCTCAAGAAGCATTTCCACTTGCTTCAGTTGAAGGTCCATCTTCATCTCAAGTTCTTTGAAACGAAGTTCGGCTTGTTTCGCCGACATCTCCATCTGATGCTTTTGCTGATCCATTTGCATCTTGCCTTCATTCTTCTGTTGCTCCATCTGCATCTTCATCTGGAGTTCTTGTTGCTTAGGATCGGGTGGAGGATTCTGATTAATCAGCGCTTGTATATTTTCTTGTTGCTGGGCTTCAAGCACTCGCTTGGTAGCTTCCAGCATGTTAATAGTCCCGAATTGCGCAAGTTCCATTAACCCCTGCGCCTTGGCAAGTTTCTGAATCTCACTTACTGCCGTCGGATCGGCATTTGGGGCAATATCCGTTGAATCCCCTTTATAGTCATCTTGTCCTGTTTGAGCGGGTTGGCCTGTATCCAGAATAGTAAAGTATTCCTTTTGGTCGAGGTATATACTATTTAGACGATATAGCTTCTTATATTCTTTCTTAAGGGATCGAAACAGGCGCTTATAAATCGCCGTAAATACTTTCATTCCCTGCTCAATAGTTGCCATCGTAGTAGTGGCCGGAGTATTCTGTCCGGGCATCTTACCCACAAAAATCTCGGCTACGCTAGCAAGCTCTTTACCACTCTGGATGATGTTTCCAAGAAGTTGGAATAAAACATCTGAGGGTTCCTTTGCCGGAAGTGGAACAATTCCTTTCTTAAGATCATCTCCGCTAGAAGCAACTATCTTCCATTCCCCAGGATCAAACGATAATGACCCCGGTTTTATACGAAGTCCCTTTGACAAGAAACCACTCTGAAGGTTATTCAGGGTGCCAGAGTCCAGGAGTTGATTAATGAGGGTATTGACTGTCTCATTTAATGGCCCAAGTAACGCTCCAAACCCAAGAGGATAAAATCCACCATCAGGGTTCGGAATAAAGGGAAACATCGTAAAATATTCCGTAGGAGTGATCTTTATGATCTTTTCCCCTTGAGTCTCAATAGACCCTTGTTCAAAACAAGCAACAATTCTCAACACCTTAGAGCTTTGCTGTTCTACAGTCATGATATAGGGTTCTTGGTATCCATCCTCATCCAGATCCCAGTAGCGATGTTGTTCCAGCATTACGTAAGGAGCGCTGGAGTCTTCGGACGGAGGAGTGGCCCCTTGAACCTTATCTAGTTCTGAATTGATTTGAGGATTGGTTACTTGCGGGGTTGATAGTTCTACATCCTCAAGATAAATCCCTTTAAGCTGTTTCTCTTTGACTTCATTGGGACTCTTGTAAAGAACATGGGTCTTTCGGGAAGCCGTCTCCAACGATTTTGCATAGTAATTTACTACAAGGTCCTTGGGATGAACTAACTCGCTGCGATTCTTCTTAGTATTAGAATCATACCAAGTCTTCTTGAAAGCACACCCGATGATTGGAACCATCATGGTGATCTTATCCATATCCTCTTCCCAGTCATCCATCTGTTCGAGAATTTGGTAGCTCATATGCTTGGAGACACGAGCAGCTCTTGCTGCCTTCTCTCCCGTAGGATCATCTCCAATAGCCCGAACTTTTACAATATCGAGTCCTTGGACAAGCGCCGGATAAGCACGAGCACTAAACTGCATGGCCGCAGTAGTAACTAGTGGGTATTTAATATTTGCTGCTTTCGCCCACGGGAAAGTCTTCTTCTCCATGACTTGAGTGGACAACTTAATCCAGTCATCCATACGATTCATCCAGTCTTTTCTAGACTGGGTATCTATATCAAAATCTTTTACAACACGATCCCCAATCTCAGTGAGAAGTTCTTCACTTAGTTCTTTGGCGAGATTTGTCGATTCCAGGATTTTATTTAGATTTAAGTCTGCCATTATTAATATGCCGTGTATTCTGATCTACCATCGGGCTCGCCCACTCGGAATCCCAGATTAATACTTACTTCTTCTTCCCAGTCTGCACGTCTCATTTCTTCTCGTGTCGGAGCGTCTATAAGATCGCGGAGCATCAGACCAATATATGCAAAGGAATCTACTTGGTCATCGTGTTTGCTTCTGGGGAATTCAAGACATTCCCTCTCAAATTCTGGATACCAATCGGCCGCTTTATTGAATCTGCATCCATGGGCTCTCATACGCGCCTGTATAGATCTGGCGCGGTATTCCTTATCCTTAGAAGGTGTTTTGGTAACAATAGTAAGCGGAATTCTATTCGGCTTGAGCATCTCTGCATAAAGGAAGGGCCCAATAGACTTCTCAATCGCCCCTCCTTCAACAATGAATATCTCAGGATCAAATCGTTGCTGAAGCGCGAAGAAGACTTCGGCACTTTCTTTAGTGTCCATCCGTTCTCGGATAACTTCCACAATGTGAAGTAGCCCTTCTGCATCAACTCCTCCCACAACAAAACATGAATAGTCTGAACGATCTGATTGTCCAAGAGCTAAGTCTACTCCAATGTAGTAGTGCTTAAACTTCTCTGCATCTCCCTCTTCTGAGGATACAAAATCAGACTTACGAAAGTAAGAGTGAGAGTCATCAATCGGATAATTGAGATACTCCTTGGCATAGCCTTCAGGATTACCTTGATCTAAATATTTCTGCCGCTCATCAAGTAATCGTTGTTTTGGCCATTTACTTTCCCAAAGAATCTCTGAGAAGTCTCCAATTCCAGGATGAGCGCGATAACGAACTGCTTTCCAGGATCTACGTTTATTTACAGAGATTGACTTTAATGGAGTATTGATTGTAAATACCCGATCATGCAGGGGGGGCATAAGATTCTCAAGAAGACTATCTAAATGCAGAATAGTGCCTACAACTCGAATGATACCATTATCACTTCGGCACGGCACTAAAGCATCTAAAAACCAATTCTTAAACTTCTTACGACGCTCCTCATTCATCACAATCTCGTCGTTTTCGAGATCGTCACAAACAATTAAGTCTGGACGACGGGAATTCCACTTTAATCCCCTTACCTTTTGCTCGCTCCCTTTAGCCATAATCCGAAATTTCTCACCATCTTTGAACTTGACGATGATATCGTTTTCCGAATCTTTTTCAAACTCCGGACAAATCTCGAATAGGGTGTGTAAGTCTTCGTTTTCATGTAACTCCATAGCAATGTCTTTCAAGAACATAACTGCTTGTTCATATGTATCCGAGATCAGAAGGCAGAACCCTCTCTCCCTAAAAAGCATGTTGGCAAGAACGTATACATGAGTGATTGCAGTGCTCTTTGCGTGACCACGAGGCGCTGCAATAGCGACTAATGGAGCAGAACTTGTGCATAACTCCCACCATTCAAGGTGACAAGCAGGAGTCAGCTTACGTTCAAAGAACCGCTGGCTCAGGACTGATTCGCTCAGTCCGTGGATCATCCTCGCCGTTAGTGACATCACATATAATCTCTAATACCGCTTCCGCTTGCTCGGCTTCTTCTTGTTGCGCTTGAACGGGTTGAGCATCGACATTAACAATTTCTCCTTGTATCTCGGAGGCTTGGGAATACTTTAAAAAAGCTTCCTTTAACTCCTCTAACTTCCTATCATATGATCCAGTTTCGGACCTACTCGTGGCTTCCCCACGTAACAACTGTCGTTTATCAAACAGAATCCCCACGATGGTCGCTGCACGAGCGGCATCAATGGGGACTCGAACTATTTCTCCTGTGCGATGGGCGAGTTTTTGCTCTCCATGCTGGAGTCGATCCAGAATGAGAGAGACACACCCCTCCAATACATTAGTAATTTTACCATCAAGAACTTCATTTTTATCTTTAATTACCTGACTTACAATATTCTTAAACCAAGGTTCAACCTGCCATTTACGAATCATAGTGATTGACGTTTTAGTCAATTCAGATACAGAGTCGTAGTCACGTAACGCTGCCCATAAAGTGGCAACTTCCACCTTCTTGGTTTCTGGAACCCAACTATTGTGGTGATAATCCTTCTTAACTGGATTTCCCGCTACCTTAGTAGCAACTATAGGTTTTCCATTATAAGAGAATCCAGTATACTTATCTATCCCGGTTACTTTTGTAGCAAAAGCCATAACTTAATGCCCGTCGTTAAACCTCTTTTCCGAGTTCGCGGGTGCCGGAGTCGGAACTACTGGCGGGGTTGCCTTTGGGGGTGCTTTTTTGGTAGTTAGATCTTCTCGAACAATGGGAGTCTTTGCTGTAGTCTTCTGCAAGGATTTAATCACATTAAGCACATTGGCCACTCGTGTGTAGCTCTCGCCTTGTGCGAGGATTTGGCCGTTACTTGCTGTCAGACGCCACGAAAAGCCGTCTGAACTATCCCTATAAATTGTAAATTTCATGGCTTAGGGCTTGTTAGCGATAATTGCATCCAGTCGGGCAAGGGCTGCGTCCTTACCTGCTAAAGCGACACGAGCATCTTCTAGAGTAACTTCTCTTCCATCTCCAAATTGCTGGAAGATGGGGGTAAGAGCTGTGATAGTGGCAATAGCGTCTTGCACCATAACTGATTTCGCAGCATCTGCTGCCGTGCCACGGAAGGTGGCTACAATCTGTGAGGCTCCCATTAGGAGTTTAACAATTTCTGCGATATTCATATATTATATTTTCCTTTACTTGGCGTTCAACGTTTTTTGCAATTCCGCAGCAATCGCATTGCCCAGATCAATATCTGCTTGCACGGAAGGTTTGCAAGGGTCGGGATTCGTTTTCGGCCCACTTCCAGTCTTTAGACGACAAGCTTCCAAATCCTTGAATGCAACATCAAGATGGCGACTTGCAGTGCCTGCAATGTCTCGATAACTTTTTGCTTGGGGTTTCGTAATCTTATCTACAGACAGTAAACTCCCAGTGACTGAAGCTCCGACAGTGACGGCATTTGCACCATCCCGAATTTGTTCTTCTGGAGATTGCGGCAAGAGACCACATCCTGCAAGAATGACAGTGAATAGCACTGCCCCTATAGCTTTGTAAAAAGCATGGCTTTTCATGAATTTAAGTTTAATCATTAATACTCCCTATGAGTGTAATATTTACTCGTATATAACATTATACCATAGACGAAACAGAAAGTCAAGAACCATTTATAATATCTTATCTTATCGTATCCGCCAGCGGCGGCAGACGGCACACCAATTTGTGCCAAGACGGAAATCTGTTTTAAGAAGGAACTATATATGATATTAGATGTCTAATATCATTATATATATAATATACTATATTATATATTATATATAGTATTATATATATATATTATACTATATTATATATATAATATATTATACTATACTATATTATTATATATTATTATATATATTATACTATAATATATTATATACTATATATATATATAAAATAAATAAAAAGAATAGCCGCGTCTATGGTTTCTATTAGCGGCTCTACAAGCGAGGGGTGGGCGCAGTTGGTGGTTACCCCCCACCCCGAGCCCAGAAAGGGCTGTAATGGCCTCTACGAGGCTCACAGGGGCATATTTGAGTATAAGTGTCATTCCGTATAAAACTCTTAAAAGTAATAGCGCCGTTAAATTGAGCCTGAAATAGAAATTACCTCGCAAAGAGTTTTCCCCCCTACTCCCTCATTTAAAAACAGGCTTGAAATATGGGATATAAAATCTCCTCGATACCACACTAGGAATACAGCAACCTATCACTGTCCATCCTTAGCGCGAGCGGTCTATTCCACAGGTCAGGAATACGGGAACGAGCTGACGAACGGTAGGCTAGAACGCTTGCGTCTAGGATTCAATGAGCGTAGAATCCTCTCATGGCATGGGGATTCCCTCTGTGCCACTACTGAAAGGAACAGTGACCATGACAACGACAGCGAACACGAAACCCAAGAGCGAGGCACTCACGCTAGCCGTGGCGGCAACCACGCCTACGGCCGAACATGTGCAAGCGGCAGCAAAGGTGAAAGGTGCGGCTACTGGCAAAGACGCGGTGCCCGCTGGTATCAACTGGCAGAAGGCATTGCTGGGCGAAGCGCAGAAGGAAAGCGGCTTTATCCTGTCGCAGATCAATCTGATGGGAGACCGGATGGACTGCTGGCGCGCCGTCGGCGCCATCGCTTCTAAGGTGCCGTATGTCAAAGGTGCCACGAAGGATTCGCCATCTGTCAATCCGGTGCTTCAGGCATACCCGAAACTTGTTTACCGTGAGATGCTGGTCAAAGCGGGCCTGTCCGATGAGCAGATCAACGGGGCGCGGGAACTCTGGCCTGATGCCGTGAAGGAACTTTACAAGCGGCATATCAGCAAGCGCATAAGCGAGACTCGCCTTGTGTGCGCTAACCTGAATACGGCCATGTCGCGGACGATGCAAGTGTTGAACGGGCCGGGAACGACTCACCAGAAACTGGTCGCATTGCCGAACGTGTCGAGCAAGGGGCGGAAAGCGGGCACGGCTAACGCCGACAAGGGCGGCACCATTCCGCCTAAGCACGTAGCGGGCGGAGTGGCAGAACAGATCAGCGCATTGCTGAAAGACGCCACGTTCCAAACTCTGGCACTGGTCGCGGATATGGTTCGCTTTAATGGTGTCCAGTTGAAAGGCAACAAGATTCCCACACCGTTCCTTGATTTGATAAAGCAACTAGGCACGGCAACCTTGCAGTATCAGAACGCAATGGCACGGCTCGACGATGCCAAGAGCCCGGAAGCGAAGGCAGCGTAGTATCCAGAAGTAAGCAAGTCTCAAGACCCCAGCCTTCGGGCTGGGGTTTTTTTTCGTCCGCAATTCCTCACGCGTGGAATCCCACGCTCCCCTCCCCCACCCTCACGCTGATGTGACCGTAGTTGTATGCCTGTGATAGTAAGTGCGTATGTCTGTGTTAGTAAGCGTAACCCTATATGCTATGACCGTAGTAAATAGATAGTTAGTCACTCCGCGATGTATAGCTAATAAATAATCCCTTTAGAATCAAGTACATACGCTTGCATCTAGAATCCAGAAGGAGTATAATATAGGTGTGAGTGGGAAAGCGTCACAAGGTTGTCGGTGTAATTGTGTCTCCGGTATATTTATATACACGGGACTAGGCAATTGCTCTTACGATATTGGACGTTTCCCGCTCATGTTGTTATTCCACGGGTGTGGAAATAAACAGACTGGAGAAATCACATGATGTAAACGATACCATCAAATATATATATAGTTTTCTTTTTGTGTAGTGAGCAGCAAAAGGGACATTTGGTAAGCGCGAGAGCCCGTAAGGCGATACATATTGTAGCGTGGTCGCAGGGTGAGCCGAGTATCGCCAAGTGTTCCCTTCTGATGTTTACTTATAGGAGAACATCAAATGGCAATGAAAGAAAATGTTACATATCGGAAGCTGACGTTCCGCCGGAAGCAACAAGCGCGAATGACCACGGTTGAGCGGCAGGAATCATTCGGTGGTCACCTGACCTCGGATGATCGAGATGCTGACATCATGCTGGGTATCACGTTGCATAAGCAATGCGATTACCATGTGTTCGAAGGCACGATGCGGGTAGGTTCGTGATGCTCTACCTTAATCGGTTCACCATCTACGCTCGATAACCGGGGGAACATCATGAAACCAAGAGTAAGGCTTGAGAATTGGTGGTTACTGGCCGGGGGGTTTGCCGGTATCTGCTACGGTCATCCGAAGCATCTGGACGGGACGCTGGTCTATACCTCGCAGATTGTGGATTTGGATATAATCCCCTCTAAAGGGGCGGAGATAGAGACAAGGAACACAGTCTATCTCCTCGGAGAGCCATTCCCGTGGCCAGAGGAATTGAAACGCAATTCCACAACTGAGGAAAACCGCGAACAAGTGGCCAATCGTCCGAGCCGCCGGAATCATCCCAACGAACAGGAGTAAACAGCCTATGGATATAAGCCAGAAGTTTAGACATCTCGACAAGACTAACCCCACCGGCCAGACCGAGTATTCTATCTTGGTTAATGGCCGGACTTACAATTCAGGAGTTAGACCTTCTCTGAGAGAGGCAAGACAGGCGGCAGAGGAAGATAGTAGCATCGCTCGCTTGTTTGCTTCTGCCTATAAACATCGCCTCACTATCTGCGTGTATCCAGAGTGTCCATACCAGAACGCAGAAATGTGTGGGTGTGACAATGCCAGCGCCGCATAACGTCTACTTAAAGAGGAGAAGTCCATGAAATACTGGTTCGTTTGGAGCCCAAAAGGAAATCTTCCGAAACATTAGCATCCCTCGTATACCGGGGCGCTGGCCGAGGCAGCACGATTGTCGGCAGCGAATCCCGGAACGGATTTCCACATCCTCGAATTCAAGGGATATTTCATTACTACACCCATCCCAAAGCCCGAGTTCTATTACTCTGAATAAGGACAAAAGACCGTAGTAGCAGCAGGGAGATAGTTAGTCAAGAAACATCAATCGCAATTCCACATATAAGGAATTAACATCATGGAATTATTTCTGCTTTACATCTGGACTCGGTTGGCTACGATTCAAGCGGTAAGCATCATGCTTACTATCGTTTGCTTTATAGGGATTTTAATAGCTTTAATTGCTCAGGGGGATACCTATTACAGCAACGAGAAAAAATATATAAAAGTAAGAAAGAAATTCGTAATCTATTTCTGTCTCTTTCTCACTATGAGTATTATAACCCCTTCTCAAAAGGACGCAGCAATTATCCTCGCTGGATGGGGAGTGCTCGAAATAAGTAGAAGTGCTCCGGCTGGAAGATTAGCAAAGAAGTCCCTTCAGCTTATCGAGAAAACTCTGGACGAATACCTCAAGGAACCCGTCAAAAAGGAGAAGTAACCATGAACCAAGCTGAAATGTTGATGTATGCCGCACAACTTGCTCGCTGGCTTAATGAGGAATTAGGCCGTCAGGAGATCGACACTCGCCGCAAAGAAAAATACCGTAGTGTAGAAGGGCCGTGGCGTGTGGGCAAGACAGAGAAGGATCGGCGTAGTGGTGCCTTTATGCGTAATGAGAACAACAAGGCTGCGCGTAGAGACTGGAAGCGGGGCGAGCCGTGGCCATTCCATACCTGCAATGGCAAGCGGAATCGGCATCGGTGGACAGGTAAAGGCAAGAAAACAGTTATCCTCGGCAGAAAGGAGAAATACGCATCATGAGACTCACGAAATCTCGGATGAAAGCCAAAGCGAATTTACCACAAGCAATTTCATTGGTAACAGTATTCATGTTACTGGCGGCGTTTGTATTTGCTGTGGTTGTCTGCGGGGTATGAGAATCCTCCTCTTGCGCCACCTGACCAGTGGCGAATGGAAATATCTCATTATGATGATGGCCGGGTTTGATGCTAGAAAATACATGGGCTATCGTTATTACAAATCATTTCCGAATAACGCTGGAGGAAAAGAAGATGCTAAAGCGTATGCGCGAGGAGTGGAACAGGATGAAGAACGAATTCAAGTTAAGTCTCACTTGGTGGATTCAGCTTGAAAACTTTCTAATAATACTTCTTCTACTGTGGTTGATTCTGCTTCCGCGGAAGCTATGAAACACCATACAATCTGGATGATGATTGTTGGGGTATTGAGTTGTCTATTCCTCATGTATGGAATTGGAATGAGTCTTGCTCCAACCTCCATACCCGCTAGTGTTTTCCGTGTAGGAGAGAGTAAATCCCTATGTGGCAATAATCTTGGCCTCAAAACTATAACCTTCCATCCCTTCACGAAGGATAAAGAAGGATATGTGGCCTATTCCTTTCATTGCTATAACCTTGCTGTGTTTGAGCGGGAACGGATTAAGATAGAACCTGATGAAAGAATTCCCAGATTACTTCCGTTACTTGATTAGCAAAGGTCACAATGAGCGATCCGCGCATTATTGTCAAGGCGAACGGCCATACTTATCTAGATACCACGGCAGCGGTGCTATTGCGGTTATATGCCAATATGCCGGGGAGAAAGATACGCGCCAATGATCTACCAGCGGCCGAGGCACCACTTACTCTTGAAGTTCAATGGCGCGAGCCAATAGGCTATGGGAGATTTACTCAAGAATGGCCAACAAGCTCGCTTGATGGGAGGGAACATGAATAAAAGGCACCAGATATGAACACTCCTAAAGGATTACCTCTTTCTATGTCTCGCATTGCTACAATGCGGACGTGGATTGAGAGTGGTGCGGTGCTAACTAAGCCAGAATTATCTATGCTGCTTCGTCAATCAGAGGCAGCGATTCGTAATTCCACATGTGTGGAAAAGTATCTCCGCCAGTTCAGACACTCCTTCAACAGAATCAGTTCCGTATCTGACTCTTGTGCTGTATGTAGTTTGAGTATCAATGATGAAATCCATACCAAAATCCATCCAACCACCTAGATAGAGGAGAGGCTCAATGCCAACACGCTTTATTCATCTTCGTCGCCGCGAGCAGCGTCCTACCACGACGGAGTTTATCTTTGCTACTGGCGGAGCCACTATTGGCTATGAAGTATCCTCGTTAAGTGATACTGAGGATGCTGTTGAGTATTACATAGCCAAGTGTTGTGATAAAGATGTCTTTTGCCGCAAGATTGGTCGAGACGGGAGTCAAGGCAGACTTTTGAGAGGCGGGGGAAGGACTATCACTATTCCTCATGGTTTACCCCGCGGGGAGATACGCAAGATTCTCGTTGAGAAGTATTACGAGAGCGAGAGTCACTTTGTTCCCAATATACGTGAAAGAGTTCGATAGAAACTACGGTCACAAGCGCGCAAGGAGCCACAATGAATCTTCAAGAGTTAATCCATACCTGCTCTGGGACATATTTGTTTGATTTGCCTTTAGCAGGGAGGGAGGGGGCAGTAAAGAGGTTTCTTAAAACCTTTCCCGTGAGCAAACGCACAGATTCAATTCTTTGTTGTTGCTTAGTGCAAAATAAAAGAGTAGTAACTACGTTGCTTGCTGCTGGATTTAGAAAAGTATCTACCTATAACTCTTATGCGCATGGCGGTAGACTAGTAGGTGTATATCACCGGGCACGATCTCCCACGGAAAGCGAAACCAAACGATGGAAATTTCCCAAAGTAGTGGGGAAATAATATGCCCTACTATGCGAAGGAATCTATCGTAACAGGTAGAAACAGCTATTGGGAAAGGTCATTACGCGCATCCCCTTACGCTACCCGCGAAGCGGCTGTTGCCTGTTGCTTACGTAATGCAAAAGATGATAACCACACTTTTGTGCAAGATCAATTTGGCCATGTGATATACGTCGGGCCAAAAGGGAAAGAGTTTGTGTGAGTCCTGAAACTCAAGTAGATGCTGAGAGATTTCTCAATAGCCTGTATCATTATCGAGCAACAGAGTTAGGGGGAAGAACTTACCGGCATGGAGAGCAACTCCTAAAAGATATCTTGGGGACTGCAACGTTGTCAAGTGCCACAATAAAATATAATGGTGGGCACAAGGAAGTAGTTCTTATCTATGAGTTCAAAGATAAAAGCTCTTTGGAAATTGAGCGTCGTCCTCCGACCTATCCAAAAGATGGTATTGGAGAGGTTGCCACACATGAGCTAATCAATATTTTTCGTGTTTTAAGTTAATTTAATATCTTATTTCCACAACTAAGGAATTACCTAATATGTGCGGATTATTCGGAATGATTCATTATGGGACTACCGGGTTTGATTATGAAAGTAAGCAAGCAATTATTCCCATGATGTTACTTACCTCTATGCGTGGGGCACACTCAACGGGGTTACTTGGTGTGCAACATATTGATTCCAAGGAGGATAAGATAGAGGTCGTTAAACACGTCGGTAATCCATATGAGTTACTCCGCCATGATGTGGGAAAAAAGTTTATGACTCATATGTGGAACAAGTTTAACGCGGTTATTGGACATGGGAGATATGCGACGCAGGGAGATATCACTGCTAAGAATGCGCATCCATTCATTCATGACCATATCATACTAGCGCACAACGGGTCTATTCGGAATTTATTTCAGCTCACTAAAAAGGGACAATCCCTCTTTACTCGTTTTGAGGTTGATTCTGAAGCCCTCACATGGTTATTCGCAACGGAGGGAGTTAAGTCAACATTGAAAGAAGTTTCTGGAGCGCTCGCTCTACTATGGTATAATCGAAAGACCCATGCCATATATGCATATCGAAACACTGAAAGACCCTTATGGTTGGCCTCAAGAAAAGATACAACAATGAGATTCATCGCTTCCGAGAAAGAAACTCTTAACTTTATTGGGGATAAATTCTCGAATATAAAACTTGATGCGCCGGCATACTTTGACCCGGATCATTTATATACCTTTCCTCTTCAAGACAAGGACACAATTATTAAGGAAAAAATCTCGCTCTCTCCTGCGATGTCGAATTATAATGGTGGTGTTTGGAATAATTCGAGAAGAAACTTTGGTATGGGGTTTAATAACGGGGGATATACTAATTATGAATCCTATGCAAACATGGAGGATCGGCCTCAACTCTCCAGCCAAGGAGTAATTTCTTTGCCGGATCACTACGGTCGCAAAGATGGGGAGGCCAAAGGGACACAACTAGAATTGCAAAAGTTGTTTACTAATACCGGAGAAAGAAAGGCACATCAGGCAGAAGATAAAGCCTCGATGAAGGAGCGAGAACGGGCTAAGGTTGTCGCGATTACCAAGTTTGGCGTTCGTTTTCGCGTAGGAGGAATGATTGCCTTCTACCCTGAGAAGGTGGAGCCTCTAAATGAGGATAAGGTTTACATCACTGGCACACACGTTGCGCTAGAACAAGTCTGTGTCGCGTGTCACCACAAGGGGGATTTTCTTCCGTTTAAAGATGAGGTTATTCTCGCTGGAAAAATAACCTCTATAATCTATCTCTCTGAAAAGTCTGAGTATACTTTGAGGTTATATATTAAGGAGTGTGAACGTCTCTCTTCTCATGTTCAGAACTTGCTAATTAATAAGGAGATTATTAATCTTGAAGAAGAGATGAAGAAGAGTCCATTTCTTGAGATTGAAGAGGATGAGACACTCTCTCTTGTAGTCCATAATGATGTAAGGTATAAACTACACCGATTTGAAGAGATCGCAGATCTTGGTTGCGCTAGATGCTCAGGCCAAATACAACTGGTAGATGCTCCTAATGTTCTGCCGGTGGATGCTCATGCCAATTCCACACTTGAGGAAAAAAACCATGGAGGGTTTTACTGTCCTGATTGCGTGCGGTATCGTCTGGTTAATTAGTGTTATTTTACTTAAAGCAATAAAGACTCCTTCTCCAAGGCCAATCACAAATTTCCCCCCAATAGTATCTCACACGGAGAGTAATGAGATGTCACAAAAGAAATTGTGTCCGCGATGTGTTTGGTTTGATCGTAAGGATAATACTTGTGATCGTGGCCTTATAGGGGCACCTAATGTGTTTATATGCCGGACATACACAAAAGCTAAATCCGCAGAGGGAAAAATCCTAATGAAAGAAAAACAAGAAGCTATCGCAATGCTCGAAAACCCCGATTTCTCTGTGGGAGGAACCTCTACGCCAGAGCCCTTACAAGCCCCCACTACCCGGCAAGAAGATATAGTATTTATTTATAGTGAATTTCCAACTGAAAAGGAGTCTACTGTAATATGGCAACAAGGGTTCGATTAATCGCGCTTGGCGGTTGTTTTGGTGCTCCCGCAATATATCGGGATATGTTTAAAGAAACATTAACGATATATCAGGAGAAAGACCTTCACAAAATTAAAAAGGGAGATGTTATCCTTTATGGAGGAGGAGAGGATATTTCCCCGTCGCTATATGGGGAAAAGCCTTTCCATTCCCATTCTAGCGATTTACCTTCCCCCCGAGATGTAGTTGAACGTCTCGCGTTCCTTCATGGTCAAGAAGTTGGAGCGAAGCACTACGGTATTTGTCGTGGGGCGCAACTATTATGTGCCCTATCTGGAGCAAAGCTTGTTCAGCATGTGAGTAATCATACAGGAGGAAATCATTTTATCTCCACGAACGAAGGAAAGGAGTATGTATCCTCCAGTGTTCATCATCAAATGATGTGGCCATATGTTCTTCCAAAGGATAAGTTTGAACTTATCGCCACAGCATCTGAGAATAGATCCTCGATATATATGTTCAATGAGCTTAACGTTAAATCTAAGATAGAGGTTCCTGAACCTGAAATTGTATACTTCCGAGAAACGAATAGTCTTGGTATTCAAGGACACCCGGAATTTATGGTGGAAAGTGCCCCCTTCGTGCAATACTCTATCGCGTTGGTTCAGAAGTATCTCCTTTCGTAGTGAAATAATTCCACATGTGAGGAAATAACATCATGGAAATTAAGTATGTAATAGACGAGGCAGCAAGGGTATTGTCAACTCCAGGAGCAATTCCATCCCCTGCTAATTATAAAAATACCGCGTATGCGTATTATTCCCCTGCGGATGGGATACTTAAGTATAGGCTTGAAACGAGAGACTCTCCTCTTTTCATTTCGCCCTCTGAGTATTCTAAAGACCCCTACATACATCTAGTAAGACTTAATGTAATTAATGCTACTCCTGTAAGTGAGGCGAATCAACGAGAGGTACGGAACAAGTATGGAGTGATAGCAAGGAATGGGCATTATCGTTATGATTGTGCTCAAATTACTATTCAACCCTATCCCGCCTGTTGTGGGGCATACTTGTTCACAGCGATGTTTCCCGGAGTATCCCTTTCGAACGGATCGGCTCCAGCATTTGAGCTTTTAACAAAAATTATTCGTGGAGCAATGACAGCCAATAGATATGGACATGGGATTGGTATTGCTCGTGTCGTAGATCAAAAACCATTTCTCTCCAAGATCACAGAGATACGATGGGGAGACGCATTTACTAGTATCAGAACTAACGCCGCATTACAACAATTCACAGTTCTTCCATCAAAGGAGAGTTAATTGGAATGAAAAAACATCCAAAGTTTACTTCTGTTCGTTTTGGGGCCGATCCGGAATTATTTCTGATCACTCACAGAGGAAAGTTTGTTTCCTCTGTCGGGCGTATTGGTGGAAGTAAAGAGTCTCCACGCGCCATTGATAGGTCTGGCTCGGCTGTTCAGGAGGATAACGTCGCGGTGGAATTCAATACTCGACCTGCATCCACCCAGAAGGACTTCGTTAAGTCTATCCTGAAGCCACTCACCTACCTCACCAAGTTCGTCGCCGGTCAAAACTTGCAGTTGCGGATAGTTCCTTCTGCTATCTTCA